GCGCACCTTTAGCCCAATCTGGCAATTTGTCATGTAATGGAAACTTTACGCTGACAGGTGTTCCAGGCGGAACATCTTTGATGTTCTTGTACGTATTGCCATCACGGTCTTCGTATGATTCAAATTCATCCATTGCTGTAGCAATACTGTTGTACCAGTAAGCATTCATCGGGTTGCGAGCCATTAGGCGAAGCGCAACATACTGGCTGTTGAAAAACGCCAAGGGGAAGCTCATTGCATAACGCGCCACGTACATACCATTAGTTAGGCGACGTGACGAGTAGAGCGTACGCTCAACGCGGGCAAGTGCATTACGGTATGCAATTTGGCGCATTTCGTTATTGACAACTGCGTCAGTTGGGTCAATCCCTGCACGTTCTGCAGCATTGACTAAAGTCCTGAGTTCATCACGAGCATAAGACAAGAACAATGGATTACGAGCCATTCTGTTTTCAGAATAAGCAAGAACCTTCCAAGCTGCATCTAGCGCACCAGATGCTCTAGCCAATCCCTTTTCAGCGTTGTTGAGCTGGCTTAGCTTTAGGCTAGGTCCGTCAATAGACTCAAGCAAATCTGGTCTGCCAATTAGCGCAGCTTCAATTTCTTTCCAAGTTACGTTTCTATTAAGGATAAGTTGACGTAGTTCCTCGCTTGGGTACATACGCATCAACTTGTCTTGCGTCTCATTTATCCAAGCAGCAAAGTCTTCTTGTGACATTGGGCGACCGTAACGAGATTCCATACGGCGACGGTATTCTTTACCTGATGGGCTATATAGCCACTTCATTACGTCAGCCTGAGTATCCCCACGAAGCATCATGCCTAGTGGCATGTTGAGTTCATTGCGGACCTGGCGATTAGCAATATGTGCTAAACCGTTCCAGTATTCGTCTCCATCGCTACGCTTGATATTAACAAATCTAGACCCATCGTATTTTAATCTACGACCAAGTTCAGACTGCATAGACGCTGAGTAGAAGTTCTGGCTGCTGTCAATCTCTGACATGTATGCACCGACACCGCGATTGTTTGGGTCAGCTAAACCAGAGATGGTGTACTTCTTACCGCTTGCGCTGGTAATGACTTCTTCTTTCATACCAAGAGTTCTGATATTTTTTAATTCACCTTCTCTGAAGGCGATAGGAAGAAGCTTCTCACGTTCTAATTCAATTAGTTTTGCATAGCCGTTTACTTCGCCAGCCACTCTGCTTAGGGCATCATCGGCTGCTGAAAATGCTGATGCTGCTTCTTGGTAAGCGTCTTCGGCTGCATGGTATGCAGCATAAACATCTGGGTCGTTGCTCTTGGTTGCACGTGCCTTTAGTCGGTCACGCTTAGCCATAGCCTGTTTCATCAAAGTTTCAGCATCATCTGCTGCTCTTTGAGCAGCTTCCCAAGTAGAAACCTTTGGTTCCATATCGTTACGGAACTTATTTATGTTGTAACGAATCTGCTTTTCAATCTTACGTTCTTTGAACTTTGGACTTCCAGGGACGAATTTCTTTAACCGCTCAGCACGAAGCGAGCCGTTGTAGAGGAAGTTAGACATCCCTGGTAGCGAATTACGGATAACCTCAGTGGACTCAAGTGCCATGCTTGCACGAGCAATCGGGTCAACCATAGAGTTCTTTGGGATGTAAGCAAGACGGATAAGGTTCAAATTGCTAAACGCCATGTTTGCAACATCTAGGAACTCACCTAGTGTTACGCCTCGTCTTGCCCACTTAGCTCTACGTAGTTCAGATGGCTTCACCAATCCTTGGTCTGTGCCACGTAAGTGGAAAATTAAATCGCGTTCCAACTTAGCAAAGTCAAGAACAGGAAGCGTCTGAGCTTCATTAGCTATAGAGATAAAGTTCTGGTAGTTAAGAGTTCCATCTTCTTGAATGTATCCATGCTTAGCAGCATAAGATTTCAGGGTAGAACGGTTATCACTTAAACGTGAGTGCCATGACTTCATACGCTGGATAGCATCATCCATAGTACGAACATCCATCAACTCTGTTACGCCATACCGAGTAGCCATACGCTTAAGAAGTTCTTGTTCAACTTCAGCTAGTACGATTGCACGAGTTGTATCGTCTTGAGCTTTAATAAACTTGTTGACCATGTCGCGTTTGAAGGTTGCACCTTCTGCACCTTTAAGGAACAGAACGCGGTTCAAGTCTGACCGTAGGTCATTAGCTGCTTCAAACCTACGTGGGTTAGAAATATTGATATGTCCTTGAGGACGACCAGACCCTGTCCATGCGATAACGCGGACCAATCTGTCATATGGCTCGGACTGGTAAACCTTTACCTTCCAAGCGCTATTGCCGTCTTTGCCAAATAACTTTAGGTCACCAAACTGTGCCTGGTTAGCTATCTTCTTGCGAGCAAGGTTTAGTTCCTCGATAGCAGCAAAGCGACCTGGGCGATAGCTTTCAAGCACACCCATCTTGGTCTTGTTTAAGAAATCATCGAGAGCATTTGCGAAGTCTCTATCAGTAGACTTCTTAGCATCAATCACTCTTTGATAACGTTCAGTTAGTTTAGGTGAAAGCTCTTCAAGGTTTAGGTTTTCAAACGAGGATATTGGCTTCGTAAGTTGAATGCCGTAGTTATCCAAGTGGTCCGCCTTGAGCGGATTCTTTTCAAAGAATCTTAAGAATGCTGCCGTATCGCCACGCTCGGCTAGCAAGTAATCTGCAACATCTTGGTGGTTATCCAACCTTGAAACAATTGTTGCAGTACGGTATGGGTTAGCAGTTTCAGAAACCAATGGGTTTGCTGATAACTTACTTACGTCTTTTTCATTGACTAAGTCATCTACTAGAACGCTAAGACCATTGCGGGTTCGCTGCTCGACTGGCAATGCCTGGTCAGTAACGATGTCATTAAGCTGTGAACGAAAAACGTTTACATCGTCAGATGTCATTAGCTTGGTTGGACCAAGAGCTTTCTTGGTTCCTGCGCGAACTGCAGTTCCGACACCTTTTGTGCCAATAAGTGCCAGTGCTAAATCAGTAGCGCCTGAAGCAAAGATGCCTGACCATTCATCACGGAAAGCTTTGTCGCGCTTCTTGTCATTAAATACATCAAAGTCGCTGTCCATAAATGACGGCGTAATCTGGTCTGGCAGGAAAGCTCCTGCAGCTTGACCGACTGTTGTAGCCAACGCTTGACCCATAGAAATCTTTTTAGATTGTTCTCTGGCAAAGCGGAAGCTTTGTACTGGATTGCCTTTACCAGCAAGCATTGCTTGCGGTGTAAGCAGCGCAGTAGATACACCTTGTGTAATTGGCTGAACAATCTTTTCGCCAATAAATCCAAACAAGTCCATGGCTGGATTGATAATCCTGCCAAGGATTGGCTTCTTAGAAGCAGACTCAATAGCTCCTGCAACCTTTGGGATAATTGCTTGTTCTACTTTACCTACTTTGGTTCCGTCGAACTGTTGCTTTTTGAATTGGTCTACCTTGGAAGTTGGACGCGATACGGGAGTATCTTCGTATAAATCACCCCAGAGACTCACTTGGCGCAACCTCCTGTTTCTCCGTCAATTCCTCTAATAGTGCATATCGGTCATCGTCGGAGTCAAAGGAAAACTTGGCTAAGTCCCATGCCATTGGAGCCATGTCAAAACCAAGGTATTCGAGATTCTCCTCAAATTTCCTTAGTATCTTCATTCTGATTGACTCCGTAGGTATTTTACAAAAGCTTTCATGGTTCCTGAAGATTGCGGAGAATCCGCAAACTGCATCATCAACGGTAGATATTTAGCTAACCGTGTTAAATCTTCTGACTGTGTGTCGACTGGTGACTTATCGAGTCCAAGAATCTCGCGTCCTGGACCAGGACCAGCATCAACTCCAGCAGTTACTGGTTCATCTGGTCTACGTGTAGGTGCATTAAATGGAACGATGTTAGCCATCAGGTTATTCATACTAGGCTGAGCTCCAGCAGTTCTTGCCATAGGAGCTGACATCTGCTGATTCTGAAATTCCTTTTGCTCACCATAGGCAGCATTAGGAAGGCGCTTTGCGCCTTGACGGTCGGTTCGTTTTGCGTATGGACCTGGACCTGATGGCTGCATCATTGACATTTAATTACCTACTTCTTTGGAAGTTTTACTTTTGTACCTGAGAAAATAACATTTCCTTGCTTATACTTTTTGTTTTTCATAAGCTTAGGGTTAGCTTCACGAATCGCAGCTAATGTTGTGTTATTAGATTTAGCAATAGCAGAAAGTGTGTCACCCTTCTTAACTGTGTAGGATGAGCCACCTGCACCAACTCCAGTGCCACTAACTAGCTTTGAACCAGTAGCACCTTTACCGCCACCTTTGGGCATAGCGCCTGCTGGACGCTTTGGTAATTGCTTTTTCTTATCTGCTGCTACTACAGCATCTGCTCTCTTCTGGAGAACATCAAAAGTTGTACGACCCTTAGTGTCTTTGCTAAGTGCTTTGTGTAGTGGACCTGCTACAGCTGCTCCAACTGCTAACGCAGCGCCAACACGACCACCAACTAGCTTGCCAGCAACGCGACCTGCGCCTTTAAGAACACCAGCAACTCCGCCCTTCTTAGCAGCAGTAGTTGCTGCTTTCTTTGCGGTTGTAGCTACAGCGCCTTTTGGACGGACAACAAGTTCTTTACTGGTTGATGGCTTGACAACAGCTTTCTTAGCTGGAGTCTTCTTCTGTACAAACTTTGGCTTTGTAGTTCCTTTGCCTGCTTTTTCTGGCTGCACGTTTGTAACACTTTGTATAGGTGCAGTTTTAGCAGCTGGTTTATTAGCTGACCAATTCTTACGTTCTGCTGGAGACATGTTCTTCCATGCAGCTTTATTAGCAGCAGACTTTTCAGCACGAGTCATCTTCTTTTCATAAGCAGGTTTATTAGTTGCTAAAACTTTCTTAGCATCTGCTTCAGATATGCCAGCTTTTTTCATCTGGTCTAAACGACGTTTACCTAATTCATTAAATCCTTCAGCTGGCTTAAAAGCCATCTTGCCATCTTTAAATGAAATAGTTCCAATTGGCTTAGCGTTTGGATATTTCTTTGCCTTAGCCTCTGCAACTGCTTTCTTAACCTGAGGTTTATTTTTTGCAGCAGCAGCTTTGCCTTGTGCAGCAGCTTTTTTAACTGGTCTGCTTAATGGCTTTTCATTAGCTGGTGTTTGCTGAAGTGTTGGTGCGTTGCGACCACGATTTGCTGCTCTATCAGCTTCTTGCTTTGCAATGGCAGCTTTATTCTTTGCTTCCATTCTAGCTTTTCTAGCTTTTTGTTTATCCAATTCAGTTTCATCTTCTGGATACATTTCGTAAGCACGACGACGAGCTTCAGCTCGGTCACGAGCAAATCTTTCCCGTGCTGTTTCAGTAGGTTTTACATCAACACGTTGACCTCTATCGTCAACAATAAAGTCAGCCTTGCCAGCCTTTTGTCGCTTACGTGCATCGCTTAACTCTTTAAGAGCTTCTCTCTCTTCAAGTGTTTGCTTTGTTGTAATATCTTTTACTGCAGCTTTGCGTTTTCCTGTGAAAACACCTTTAGCTCCAGCTTTAGCGTCTTTTCTGGCTTGGCGAAACTTGTAAGGTTTCTTACTTGTTTTCTTCGCCATTAGTTATCCTTACTTAAGCTTGTTCTTGTTGCCCTTGATACCCTTTGGGGTTGGGGCTTTTGCAACTTGTCCGAGTCCTACGCCCTTGCCACCGTTCTTCTTACCTTCGTGACCTGGGTGGACTGGAGCCTTAGCTGCCTTTCCTTGCTTTCCAAATGCCATTTTCTTCTCCTTGTTATGCTGGGATTTGTCTAGTTACTCGACCTGCGAGAACTGGATTGCCTGAACCAGTTAGACCTGCTAGCAGTTCTTGCATTGCTGGTCTGCCTTGCTGCATCTGTGGCATCTCGCCACCCATGCCCATAGGCGCTTCTGGTTGCCCCATTTCTGGAGCCTCTGGTGTTTCTTCTTCTGCTGGTTCTGGCTTGAACGCCTTGGCTACCGCTTCTTCTAGCGGTGTTCCTTTCTTGCGCTCGTCGATAACGGTTGCCATCTTTTCAACAATATTCATCGGGTCTTGACCTTGCGTTACCATCATAGGAATTGCTTGGGCAAGTGATGCAATAGAAGCCTTTAGGCTGTCACGCATCTCTTCGATATCAATTGCTCGCTCTTCTTCTCCAGCGTTGAGCGAAATCGGTAAGTTACGACGTAGCATCCCGCGAGAGATTAGCTTGTCGCCTCGTGCTTGCAGACCCCATACCAATGCACGGTTAGGGTCTAAACCTGCCATCAAGCCGTATTCAACTGTTACGCCGTAATTGCCATTGATGTCGGCTGATGGTTTGTACTTTAATTTGTAAGGAACTCCGTTGGCTGTGGCTGATACTTCACGAGTTAGCTGTGGGAAGAACGCCTCATCTGTAGCAAACGCAAGTGAGATAGCTTCGCCAATTGCTTCGCCAAGGATTGATTGAATAACTTTGATTTGTGAATCGAATCCAGCCATAAGTGCCTTGACACCTTGACCAGTAACGATTGAACCTTCTGCTTGCCCTGCACGTGCTTGAGGGAAGCGGGTTCCTAGCTTCATTTCATCGGCTAGTACGTTGTTCTCTGCGAATGCAAATTGTGGTACGTCTAGATTTACACGACGTATTTTCTCAGGACTGTTCGAACGGATGACCGCATCAGGACCAACGGAAAGCTGAGTAACATCAGTGGGAAGAGCAAGAGGAGCTTCAACAGACTTTTGAACAGCCTCCATAGTGAGCAACGCAAGTCTGGCTTTCGCTGCGTACACTGGCAGAACATCGTCGAATGTGCCTCGGACTTCGCCGTCAAGCGAAGGACGCTGAGCAACCGTAACTGGGACTCGACCAATCTTATTCGCTGTTTCGGCAAGTACGACACCTCCGCGACTTGGAATAAACATGACGTTGCGGTTTTTATCTACCCACCGTACAACTTCAAGTAATTCGTTTTCATTTGCACTATGACCAAAAGCGCTTGTCTTAAGAATCTTATCTGCAACTTCGGGGAACTTAGCTGCTAATTCGCCAGCTTTGCGATAATACGAACGGCAATAGACAGTTACTTCCCCGAATCTGTCCATGTCATAATACGCACCCATAGAGTTTTCGATATGGATGTGTGGTCTTTTTTCCTTGAAGTTAGGTTCTACTCTGAATATACAGAATCCGTAAGTTCCCAACTGGTCTGCGCCACGCAGTAGCTCTGTTCCAAGACGTGAAGATGCAACGTAATAGTTTGCAATCTTCGTTCTCTTATCAGCCTTGGTGCGCTGGTTATCATCAAGGGATGAATCTCCA